TAAAAGGCCTCCCTAAATGCCATACCACAAGACTATATCTTGTGCCTGATGTTACTGGTTTAACTCTATGCCACACAAAACTAGGAAATACAATAATAGATCCTTTTGGTAATATTTCTTTACATTGTATTCTATGTTTCGATTCGTCTCGCATATGTGGATCATAGTTTCTAAAGTCAAATTCTAATTCACCACCTTGATATTCTGATCCATCTGTTAATTGACAAGTCATAGATAGTTTTCTAATTTTGCCGTGATCTGGTGTATTTGGTTTATCATAAGGTTTATCCCAACTATCACAATGCCAATCATAATATTGATTTAATTTATATTTTGTAAACTGACAAGCCTCACTTCTGTCCCATTCAAAATTCCAACCAGCAGCTTCATTTGCTCGACGAACATATGGATGTAGTTCTTTATATATCCAAGTATCACTTAACCATACTAAATCTGAGTTTCTTTTTCTTTTTATATCTAATACTTCTTCTTTGTTCAAAGGTTTTTTATTTAAATCTCTTTCTCTTCCATAACCACCAGTAATTGCCATTGTTTCTTTTTGTGCATTAGCATATTTAATTACTTCATCACAAAATTTAGGTGTAAGAACACTTGGAAAATAATAGTAATAATTAGATAAATTCATTTACGAAACCATCCTGCTATTACGTATCTTTCTTTTAAAGAATTTTTATTTACTTCATGTTCTAAATTAATGCCATCAAAAAAAACTGCTCTACCTTTTTGAGCGTTTATTTTTAAACCATCTGTAAAAATTAAACTACCACCTGAAAAATCATCATTAAGAAATATTATACAAGAAGCTATTGTAGTATCATCGCTTATATCTTTGTGTTTATTAAAAGATGAGTTAATGGGACATTTAACAACCTGCCACCAATGTAATTTTAAAGAAAGTAAGTTTTTAAATTTTTCTATAATATCCCCACAGTCTTTAATTTCGAAACCATTTACCACTAATCTATCACTAAATTTTTCTTTCTTTTTTGATATTTTAAAAGCGTCCAACGCATTTTTTATTTGTTCATTAGTTAAAAAATTATTAATAGATATTACAGTATTAGATATATTCATAAGTTATTGTTTGTACAAAATTTAAACTATCCTTTTGATTATTAGTTAAGTAATACATATTAGTTGATGGAAACATTATAAATCTGTTATTAAAAAGTGGTATATCCCAACTTCTTCCTTTACGTCTATTATCTTCATAATGTATTCTAACATTACAATCTTTGACATTAACACCATATAACAATGTATAATCTGGAGAGTTCCGCAAATCAACAGGATCTATATTTAATAAAGGAATTGTAGTCTCTTGAGGCTTATACATATTACCCCACGTTTCTTTGTTAATTAATTGACAATTATATTCAACATTAAAATGATCTCGAATATATGTATTTAACATATCCCAAGTTCGTGAAAACGGAAAATCTTTGTTTCTAATTTGTGATTGTAAAATATCGCCTGACAACTTATCTCTGTCAATGTCCCAATCTTTAGGCATAGCGACATCACCAAAATATAAAGCTTGCTCTGTTAATACTTTCTTTTGCATACCACCACCATTTTTAATTTATGCTTTGCTATCTGTCAAGTCCCAAGACTGGCCTGATTCATTCCAATGATATATCCAAGAATGTGTGCCAGCTTCATTTTGTGAAGTTTGTTCTTCAGTTAATGCAGGAGCGTCACCAATTGGTGATTCCCACCTAGCTTCAGACATATTTTTTAACCACGATGCAAAAGGTTTTTTAGGCCAAAAGATTTGATCATCTTCATCCCAAGTATAACCAATACCTGCATAGTTTCCTCTAAGTGCTTTTGAATTATCACCAGATGAATGTTTATTATCTCTAGTATTATAAGATGTTTGAATCCACATTTGTGCAGGCCAATTATTGTGTCTCTCTAAATATTGTTGACCTACTGATTCGTCTTCAACACCATCAGCGTTAAGCATATCTTTATTATCTAAAGTTAATACTGATATAACTTTTCCGTTAGCTCCTAATTTTGCAAAATGTGCCATAATGTTTCTCCTTATATATTAATTTTAATTATCATTCAACTACTGAAATTTATACCTTATTATTACTATACCTGAACCGCCAGATCCACCACCACCATTTGTAGTTCCAGAACTTTCTGAAACGGATCCACCACCTCCACCAGTGTTAGTTGTTCCTTGAACTGGTGCAGTATCTCCAACAGGTGTGGTTTTACCTTCTCCCCCACCTCCTGCTGGTGGACCACTTACTGTTCCACCTTGATAAGTTGAACCTGATCCTCCTCCAGAAAAATATCTTGTTCCTGGAACTGGACCCGTTGTTCCGTGACACCCTGCAAATCCTGCGCTTACCATAAAACTACCCACACCACCCACACCACCTGATGTATTTGATCCATTATTTCCTACTCCACCTGCTCCACCACCGCCACCAGTTCCATATCCTGGGGCTGAATGACAAGAATTTCCACCATTAGTCCCTTGTGCTGGACTTACAGGAGGCGTATTTCCTGCTCCTCCAGTAGCACCACTTCCACCACCTCCACCACCACTACCACCAGCGGTACCAGGCCTTAATGGTGTTGAGGGTTGAGAACTCCCGCCTCCACCTCCACCTGCGGATGTGATTGATGAAAAAGTTGATGAACTTCCTGAAATTTGAGTAGCAGGTCCTGATAAAGGTACTCCTGATCCACCTGCTCCAACAGTTATTGGAAAAGATGCAACTGTTGCTGTTAAACCAGTTGGATTAGCTAAAGGAGATGTTAAAGGTGCTGACATACAAGTGTCATTAGATGATCTGAATCCACCTGCTCCACCACCTGCTCCGTGAGAATTATTATAAACACCATTTCCGGCTCCGCCTCCTCCTACCACTAGATAATCTACTTGATTATTTGCAGCTATAGATGAAATTCCTGATATAGAAAAAGTACCAGGCCCTGTAAATGTATGAATTTTAAAATCTCCAGAACAAGTAACAGTTCCGCCTGTGGCTTCTACAAAAGTTCCTCCAGGTGTTGCAAACGTATTATCTTGCACTGATCTCCAACCCACTGTAGAATCTATATAAACTAAAGTAATACCCAAACCCTTTGTATTTAAAGTAAGACCTTCACCAGCAGCTCCACCATTTATTTTTTCTGAACCATTTGGATCAACAGTAAGAGCGTGAGTATCAAATGTATTATTATAATCTTGTAGAGAAACTATTGCTCCAGCACTTCCTGCTGGTAAATCTAACTCAAAAGTTCCTCCTGTTGTATTACAAAAATAACCTTCACCATTTGATGCTGTGAATGTAGAAGTTTTAGGAGTTGTTTGCCAATCAACAGCACCTGTTCTACCAAATCCTGTTTGTGTTCCATTGTTTGTGATTGTTGCACCAGCAGGAATTGTGAATGTATCTCCACTATCTCCTAATGTGACTGTACCACACGCTGCTCTTGGACTAATTTTATTTACTTTTATTTCACTCATAATTTACCTATTGAAACTTATACCTTAATATTACTATACCAGAACCACCAGCTCCACCTGCACTATTAGATCCACCACCTCCACCACCGCCTGTGTTAGTTGTTCCATTATTATTTCCACCGTTTGCACCGCCTCCAGATCCTCCAGAACCACCACCTGCTGTTGGTCTACCAGGAACTGCACCACCACCTCCACCACCTGCTCTTGCGGTAGGGGTATTATTTATTGAACTAGTTGCACCACCGCCACCATTAGCACCTGGAGAACCCGGTCCACCAAGACCTACACCCACAGCAAGTGCACCGCCACCACCAGCGCCATAAAAATTTGGATTACCACCACCAAGACCACCATTATTTCCTTGTGGGGGATTTACGGGAGGTGTATTTCCGGTTCCACCTGGTTGTCCAGGAGGGCCACCGCCTCCGCCTCCACCACCGCCAGAGCCTCCAGGTGCTCCATTAGCACCACCTGCTGAACCTCCGCCTCCACCACCAGCTGAAACTATTTCTGATCCAAAAGTTGAAGGAGTACCAGTAGTACCTGTGCAACCATTGTTAGGATTTCCTGCGCCTCCACCACCAATTGTAATTGGATATGCTTGTGCTGAAACTGTAATAGCAGTTGCAGGAGATGCACCTAAAGGTGAAACTGTATAACAACCTGCTGTAGTTCCAGGTGATTCTCTATAACCACCTGCTCCACCACCGGCTGCTGAATCATATTGACAATTGGTTCCACCGCCGCCGCCACCTCCGGCTACTACTAAATATTCTACTTTATCATTTCCAGCTGGTGAGCCTCCTTCGGTTACTGTAAAAGTTCCTGGTCCTGTAAATGTATGAATTTTAAAATCTCCACTAGTAACTTCCGTACCACCGGTAGCTACTAAAAACGTAGATCCACCCGCATTAAAATCGTTATCATTTACTGTTTTCCAACCAACTGTTCCATCAACATAAACTAAAGTTATACCTTGACCTTCTGTACTTACTGTTAAACCAGCGCTGGTAGTTCCAGCATTTACTTTTTGTCCACTTGCAGGATTTATTGTAAAATTGTTATTATCAAAAGTTTTATTATAATCTTGTATTGCAACTATTGCCCCTGCTGTGCCAGATGGTAATGTCATTGTTATAGTGCCCGATGTTGTATCAACAAAATAACCTTCACCATTAACTGCAGTAAAGTCTCCTGTTTTAGGAGTCGTTTGCCAATCAACCGTTCCTGTTCTACCGAAACCTGTTTGCGATGCACCTGATGCTAAAGCAACAGTTTTTCCACATCCACCTATAGTTAATGTAGATCCTGATTCTGTTGTTATTGTGTTTACTTTAATTGTACTTGTCATAATTATTGAAATTTGTACCTTATCATAACGATTCCACTACCACCGGCTCCAGCAGTTGATCCGGGAGCATCACTTGGGTTTTGACCAGCTGATCCACCTCCACCACCTGTGTTTACTGTGCCTGGAGTAGCTCCTGATGCATCTCCACCACCATCTGACCCAGTTCCTCCACCACCAGTTCCACCTGTTCCTCCACTTCCACCAGATCTATTTCCACCACCTCCACCACCTGCAAAATTAGTTGCTGGACTACCTTTTACACCTGGATTACTTGGACCTATAATTTGTGTTGGAACACCTGCACCTCCGTTACCACCATTTCCTGCCGGTGCGTTTTGTCCAGCACAAGCTGCACCACCACCTCCACCTGCGTGGTTTTGTGGATTGTTTACACTATTTCCACCAGAATTTCCTTGAGAGGGACTTACTGGAGGTGTATTTCCTGATCCTCCACCATTATCTCCATTGGATCCACCTGAACCTCCCGATCCTCCTGAACCACCAGTTCTATTTCCTGAAGGACCTGGATCTACTGCTCCACCGCCTCCTCCACCTGCTGATGTTATTGTTGAGAAAACTGAATCTGATCCTTTTCTTGTAGTAGGAGCTGGAGAACTATTTGTACAATTTGAAGTTCCTCCACCACCGACTGTTATTGGAAAACCTGTTACTGAAACTGTTAAACCTGAATCTGTTGCTGCTAATGGACTTGCAGTATAAGAGTCTATTGGACTATTCCTACCCTCTCTAAAACCTCCTGCTCCACCTGCTCCCCCGTGGTTCCTTCCACCACCACCGCCACCAGCTACGACAACATAACTTACTTTGTTTAGTGATGCACATGGTGATACAGCGGACACACAAAAAGTTCCTGGACCTGTAAATACGTGTGTTTTAAAATTTCCACAAGTTACAATTGAATTTCCACCTGTAGCTGTTATAAAATTCTGTCCTGTAACGTTTTCTGTGGAATCATTAACAGTTATCCAACCCTGTGTTGAATCTACAAAAACAAGTGTTACCGATTGACCCTCTGTTGAAAGTGTAGCTGAAAGAGCTTGACCACCAATTTTATCTGAACCATTTGCTGCAATTGTTAAAGCATTACTATCAAAAGTACCTGCATAATCTGCAAGTGAAACTATTGCTCCAGCAGAACCTGCTGGTAAATTTACTGTAAAACCCCCAGATGTTGTATTACAAAAATACCCTTCTCCATTAGTTGCTGTAAACGTGGCTGTCTTAATAGATCCTGTTTGCCAATCTACTGTTCCTGTTCTTCCAAAACCAGATTGACTAGCACCAGAACCAAGAGTTACTGTATCACCAGATTCACCCAGTGTTAAAGTAGTTCCGCATTGTGGTGCAACTGTATTTACTTCTATTTTACTCATTATATTATTACCAATGTCCCTGTTACTGTTATTGTTTGTGTAAAGGTAACAGGACCTGCTAATACTGCAGACTCAATAACCATACCTTTTTGATCTATAACTTGAGCATGGGT